AGCGCGTGCAGGATCTCGACGTCACGCGCGACGATCGCCGCGGTCGAAGGCTCGACGCCGACCGAGGCCAGCGCAGCGACGGTCCCGGTATCGAGCGTCCCCACCAGGTAGGTGAGATTGCGCGACTGGCGCGTGGCCATCACCGCGCTCTGCCAGGCGGCGTACCCCGCATCGAGTGCGGCCACCGCGCGGGAGGCCGCCAGCACTTGCGCGACCGTCTGCGCGGCCGGCCGCGCCGGCAGCTGCGTCGAGGTCTGCAGCGCGTGCTGCGCCGCCCGCTCGAGCTGACCGAGGAGTGAGGGCGGCGTGTGCGGAATCGGCGCGCTCGGTCCACCGCCGAGGCTTCGCCCCGGCGCGTAGCCGAATCCCGGATCGACGCCCCGCGGCGTCTGCACCTGGCGCGGGCCGCCCGGGCTGCGCTGCCCGATCGTGATGGTGTCCCAGTCGATCGGCGGGGTTTTGTCCGGTCCCGCCTTGCCGAGGCGCGTCAGGTCGCGCTCGGAAAGCGCCTGAACGTAGCACTGGCAGTTGTGAGCAACGATGCCATTCGCGACAATCAAGTGGTTCGCTGTCTGGAAGTCGAACACGTGACCCGTCCACTCGAATTTGCGAACCCGAGCGACTTGATCAGCCGCTATGAGTCCGGGGTTTCGATCAAGCAGCTCGCGGCGGAGATCGGCTGCACCCGGCAGCCCATCGTCCGCTTCCTGCGCACCAGGGGCTTCGCAATCCGAGGGCGGGGCGAGGCTCAGCAGGTACGCTGGAGCAAGATGGCGGGCGACCGGGTCCTGGTGGAGCGACAGCTCGGTCGCGCTTGGGAGGCCGCCAGATCGTCGAACGATGCGATCGAGCAAGAAGTCATCGCGCATTACCTTGGCACATCTCTGTCGGTGAGACAGATCGCGAGAATGACCGGCCTGAGCAGGAGCGGGGTGGATTACATCCTGCGGATGCGAAAGATCGAAGCGAGCCGCGTCATTGACCGTCGCGCCAGCGGCCGGCGCGGCAAGGTGAACCTCGCAAGCGTCAGTCGGTTCGTACGGCCGATCTTGGCCGCGATGCAAGCGCGTGGCCTGCAGCCAGCGATGCAACTGCCGGTCGCTGGATGCAACCTCGATTTCGGATTTCCCGAACAACGCATCGCCGTGGAGATCGTGCGGCGATACCTCTGCGACGCCCAGTCCATGCGTCGCGAGCGCGTCGAACGCGTCTTCGACGCGGGGTGGCGCCTGTTCGTGATCTATGACAACCGTAAGCGCGGGATCGATGCGCCCTACGCAGTTGAGCAGCTGGTCGCCTTCATGGATCGCACCCGCCGGCAGCCATCCACGGCCGGTAAGTATGGGGTGGTTGGCCGTGACGCGAAGGCGACTGCCGCGCTGCGATTCGATCTCTATGGCTGGCCCAGAGTAGAAGCATCTTAGTGCGACCTGGATGTCGCCTTGCACGCGTGTGCCAGGCAGGAAGCAGCCCCAGCCGTTGGCAGGAAAGTGCGTGTGCCACCACGGATCGTCGGCGTGCAGGACGAGACCGTCCCAGCTCTGGTGCAGTGGACGTGGGTGCATGACGGCGTCGGAGTGCTTGTACTGCCAGTACGGCCGCGTCGTCTTCAGCCGCTGCAGCTGCGCCCAGCGCCCGGCGTTGTAGCTCTGGCGGAGGTTGGTCTCGTAGATGACGCGCGAGCGCCAGTTGCGCCCGCCTTTGTAGTCCCAGCCGTGCTTCGCGACGATCCGGTCGAAGTCCTTGCGGAACTCCGCGAGCGTTGCGCTCTCTGCAATCGTCTTGTCGATCGTGCCACGCAGGTCGGCGAGCAAGGCGGTGCGATTCGCGCCCGCGACCATGAAGGCGACGTCGTGCTCGGCGCCGAAGACGTCGAGCCAGCTCTCGGTGAGCACGTCCTTCTTCGCACGGAAGAACGCGATCTGCTCTTTGAACGACAGCGATCCGTAGGCGACGGACGGCACGGCTCAACCCTCGGCGGGATCGCCTGCGTCGTGGCTGCGACTCACGGCGCCACCTCGGCCTGCACTTCGTAGCGGCCCGCGAGCGTGGCGGCGGTCATCGCTTCGGCCAGCACCGCCGCGTACTCATCGAGCGTCATCTCGGGTGCGAGGCGCAGCAGGCCCTCGCGCAGCTCCTCGAGCGAGCCCGCCCGCTCGACGGCCTCGCGGATCTGCTCGATCCATCGCTGCGCGACCGGGTCGAGGCGCCGCCCGAGCTGCTCGGCCTGGCGGCCGGGCGCATCGGTTGGCCAGCCCTCGGCCGGCGTGTTCGCAGGCGTGCGCGCCTCGGCGAATTCCGGGGAGTCGCCGGGTGCATCGCGTGCGTCCGGCTCGAGCGGCTCCGGTGCCGCCTTCTCGGTCCACTCCCCGCCGTAGGTCTCGCGCACGTAGGCGAGCGACGGCTTGAATCCGAGGCCCGCGACCTTGGTGTCGCGCTCGGCGCGCGCGGTGAGGTCTTCGGGCTCCTCGGTGACGCGGTAGACGCGCGGCACGGCGGCGCCCGGAAAGTTCCACTCGGTGAGCCAGCGTGCGGGGCCGAGGTTGAAGCTCTCGCAGATGAGATCGGCATCGGCCTTGATGATGTCGTCGCGCACGTCGCCCTGCAGGTCATCGCCGCCCAGGCGTCCCGGCGTGCCCTGGGTGCTCGCGGTCTGGCCGAGCACCACCTTCTGGATCGCCGCGTCCATCGCGGTCTGCAACGCCGCGTAATCGCTCGTGCCGCTGCGGGCCGCCTCGAGCAGCTCGATCGCCATGCCCTCGGGAATGATGATGCCGCTGTCGGTCTGTATTGCGCGCACGGCCTGCAGCAGTGCGGTCTTCTCGGCCGCGGTCGCGCTGCCGGCGTTGTAGCGGCCGACCGCGGTCGGCGCGCCGAACTTCTCCAGGAAGATGAGCCAGAACTTGAGGCCGTTGCGCTTGAAGAGCACCGGCCAATAGAGCCAGTGCGCGAGACCGAGCCCGTAGGGCTCGTCGTCGTGGTCCGCGCCGGTGGCGAAGCTCCAGAAGTAGGGCTGCGGCGCCGGCACGCCCTCGTACATCTGCTGCATCGTGAGCAGGCGCAGGTCGCCGTCCTTGCCGAAGCGGAAGCGGCGGCGGTTGCGGACCTTCACCCGCTCGATCACCACGCGCTTGGCGTCGACGCCATAGATGAGCTCGGCCACGGCATAGCCGTAGAAGACGCCGTGGAGCATCTTCGTGGTGATGTTGTCCCAGCCGATGCGCGTGAGGTTCTCGCGCAGCGCGTCGGCCGCCTCCTGGTCGATCGGACGATCGCCGCCGGCATCGACCTGCCACTCGCAGCTCGTCACGGCGAGCTGCCGCTGGGCGAAGGTCGCCTTCACCTCGGGGTCCGAGAAGACCTGCTCGTAGATCGTGAGGTCGCCACCGCCGCGGTTGCGCAGCACGCTGTCGTAGGGCATGAGCAGCGGGCCCACGTAGCCGCGGGTGATGTCGATCCCGTCGGCCGTCGTGGCGATCTCGCGGCCTATTTCGGGGCGCGCGCTCATGGCTCACCCCCGAAACACCCTGTGTGGCGGTGTGCACACTCGCAGGCAACGGCACCGGGGTGCCGGTGGTCCTTGGGTAGCGCCCCGGGCGCTGCGTCGCTCCTGCGGCCTCTAATGCGGTCGCTCATGCAAACCCCTCGAAGTCGTTGTCGCCGGGCACCGTGCCAAAGCCGGTGTCGAAGTTGAGGTGGGCGGCGGTGGCCCCGGTGCCCGCCAGGCGCGGACCCGCCGACTGGAACTCGATCGGCGCCGAGGGCGTACTCGCCGCGTGCAGCGCGAGCGCGAGCGCCCAGAACCGGTCGGCGTGACCGTCGGCGGTGCGCTCGGCGGTGAAGCGGACGTTGCCGGCGGCGGTGACGGATTTCGTCACCTGACGCAGATCGGCACGGATCTGCGGGCGGTAGGGGATGCGCAGCGTGCGGTCTTCCATCTTGCCGCGCACCGGATAGGCGAGCGCCTCCTTGACCGCCGGCGTGAAGGTGACGCCCTCGACGCGCTGCTCGCCGAAGCGGTCCTGCGCATCGTCGACCCAGCCGATCCCCAGGCCCGTGGCGTCGATGCAGGTGCGCCCCGCCTGCGCGATCCACGGCCAGAGGATCGCCTCCTGGTCGGACTTGCGCTTCTTCTCCAGTTCGACCACGGCGCGCGTGTAGAGCACGTCGCCCAGGCGCTCGAGCACCCAGATCACGGTCAGGTCGCGCTTGCGGCCGACGTCGACGCCGACGTAGAGCTCACGCCCCTCGATGCGCTCCCAGTCGAGGCCGCCGCCGTACTCGCAGCCGGCGATCAGGTCGTACTCGAGGAAGGCCGCGGCGTCGTCGGCCGGCCGACACATATATTCCTGCTCGAAGCTCTCCTGGTCGGCGCAGCCCGAGCGGACGTAGTCGAAGTACTGCGCCTCGTCCATCGCCTGGCGCTCGTCGTCGGGCGGGAGCTTCTGCTGCAGCTTGTAGAGCAGGCCCTCCTCGAGGGCGGCCTGCAGCGTCACGCTGTGCAGGCTGATCTTCTTCGGGTTGCCGGCTTCCTTGATCTCGCGGACGAGCTGGTTGAAGAAGTTGGCCGAGCCGCGGTGCGTGGAGATCACCTCGAGGCTGCCGCCCCAGGTGATGCCGGGATAGGCGATCGACCAGAGCTTGCGCGGGTCGGGGTGCAGCGCGAACTCATCGAGCACGCGCCCGCCGCGCTTGCCGGCCTGTGCATCCGGGTTGCTCGACATGGAATGGATGCGCCGGCCGTTGGCGAACTGCAGGACGTAGGCGGTCTGCTTCTGCTCCTTGTCGATCGACTGCTCGCCCAGGTCCTCGGCGGCGAGCTGCACGACGTCCAGCCAGAGCTTGCAGTCCTCGATGAAGAGCTTCGCCTGCAGCTCATCGCGCGAGGAGACCCACTGGTCGTGGCGCGCGCCCTTGAGGCCCGTGCGGCGCACGCAGGCGTAGGCGGTCGCCCAGCTCCAGCCGATCTGGCGGGACTTCTCGCCGAGCTTGAGGCGGCTCTGGTCGTTCACCCAGCGCGACTGGAACGGCAACAGGGGTGCGTCCGGGTTGGCCGGCAGGATGCGCGCGCCACCCATTACACGATTCCCATGATGCGGCGATCGATCGCCGCCATCGTCTCCTCCGAAATGCCCGCCTGGCTCGCGATCTTTTTCACGTCGGCGACGGCCGCCTCGACCTTCGCCTTGACCTCGGTCGCCCACTTGTTGCGCGCCACGCTGGCGCGGGTAAGCGCGGCGATGTTCTTCGCCGCCTTGCCCAGGATCGTCACGCGCTCGGCCGGGTCGACCTCCTCGCTCGCCTCCTGGAGCGCAAGGAGCGACTCGAAGATTTCGGTCTGGACGAGCGAGATGATGGCGTTACTGCGCTCGTCGGCATCGTCCGGCGCCGCCTGGGAGATCAGGCGCGCCGCCTCGGTGCTCGCGCGGATCGCATCGAGCCGCCGCTGCAGGTTGAGCCCGTAGACGCCGACGGCCGACTTGCCGATCGCGTAGCCGCGCTCGGCGAGCCACTCGGAGAGCTCGACGTAGCCCGAGAAGTTGCGCGCGATCAGCTCGCGGTCGAACTCCGCGCGGACCTCGGACGGCAGCTGCTCGATCTTGCTGCGCGGGGGCATCGGCTCACCAGTACTTGGCGGGCCGGGCGATGCCCGGCTCACAGTCGGTCGTGTACTCGACGATGTCGATGCCGTGGCGGGTGATTTCCGCGAGCCACGGACCGGAGGGTTCGCGGCGCACGACGAGGAGCTTGCGGCCCTCGAGGTAGTCGAGCTCGCGGCGAATCTCGAGCGGCGAGGCATCCGCGATCAGCTCGCGCGCCGTGCCGGCGATGAGCGCCTCGGTCACCGGGTTGGGACGGCCGTAGTTCAGTGCGAGCAGCAGAATCCACCGCATCTGCTCCCGGCGCACCTTGTGGGGATCAACCGTGTGCACTTCGCGCTCCTTGTATTTGTACGAGCTTCAGTTCGCTGCCGATCGCATCGAGCTTCGCCTCGATCACCGTCTGCCCGCGGATGTAGTCCTCGCGCCGGACGTACTTCTCGGGCAGCTCGGCCCGCAGGCTCAAGAAGTTCCGCTCGAGCTCGCGCCACAGCTCGCCCTCGGCCGAGACGACCTGGAATCGCTCGTCGAGGCGCCGCTCGAACTGCGTGCGGTCGTCGGCGGCCTGGGCGAAGCGATCCTCGAGCCGCCCCTCGACCTGAGCTAGCAGGCGGTTGAACAGCCAGACGATCGTCGCGACGAGCGCGCCGCCGAGCGAGGTTGCGAGCCCCGCGGCCTGAGCGAGGCTCAGCACGATCGCGACCGAAGGCTCAGGCGACACGGACGGCCTCCAGATACTGAGTCGGCGCGAAGTCCTGGTGATCGAGCGGGGTCTGGCCGCGCCGGCCCCAGTACCGCCAGCCCCCGAGTCGCACGCCCGACCAGTACAGGGTGCGGGTTGCGAGCGAGACGCCGGCCCGCGCGAGCGCCAGGCGAAAGAGTTCGTCCGCCCACGCACGCGTCACGGAATTGCCGGCTGCGTCCCGCTGGCGGCAGTAGAGCCAGTCGTGCAGCACCGCAGGCTCGCGCGACGGGCCCGTCACGTCGAGCAGCCCCCGCAGCGGCCGCGGGATGCTCGCCAAGTCCGTCACGAACCCGCGCGGCACGACCACGTGTGCCTGCTCGCTGCGCCACTCGAGGTCGGCGAGCACGATCCACTCGCGGTCGGCATAGGACCGCAGGTCGAGCCAGGAGGTGAACATCAGCCGGCATACGCCTGCGCGGAGGCGACGACCCACTCGAGCACGCGATTGACCGTGACCTTGGTCTGCGGGTCGAGCGCGCCCGCCTCGATGTTGGCGGAGATCTCTTCCTGCAGGATGTTCACGAACACGTTGAGCGCCGCCTTCTCGGAGAGCTCGAGGTCGGAGCCGGCGATGCGCTGGCGCGCCTGCGCAGCGAGCTGCTCGAGGGTGACGCCGTCGAAGTCGAGCCACGCCTTGGCATCGGTGGCGGCCGCGATCACGCGGGTGGCGGTGGCCGCCCGATCGCTCGAGCGCTCGATCGCCGCGAGCGTGGCGACCTCCACGACCATGCGCGCGCCGGTCTCGTGCTCGTCGAGTGAGTCGAGCGTCGAGCAGCCGGCGAGCGAGACGACTGCGCCGATCAGGGCGGCAGCGAGAACAGTGACTTTCATGCAGAGACTCCGGGGGCCAGTTCAGGGGTGACCCGGCCCGCCGGCGGCGCACAGCCGCCCGCCAGCCAGGCGGATACGTCGAAGCCGGGACAGGTCTTCGTCCACTCGCTGGGAGTGATGCGCCCGTCGGCATTGAGGTCGGGCGAGAGGTCGCGGTGCCCGCACAGGCGCGCGCGCGGAAAGAGCCCGCGCAGACGGCACACCAGGCGCTCGAGCTCGCTCCATTGCGCCCCGGTGAACCGACTCGTGCCCACCAGGCAGACGCCGAGGCTCCGCGCGTTGTGACCCGCCGCGTGCGCGCCGACCTCGCCGTGCTCGCGGCCGTCTTCGCAGTGACCGCTGGTATCGATGACGTGGTGATAGCCGATGTGGCCGAGGTGCGGCCGCATGCGCAGCGCCCAGGCGGCGCGGCGAAAGCCGCGCAGGCGGTGCCAGTCGTCGATGACCTGGGCGGCCGTCGAGCCTGGACGCGCGAGCGTTACGCCGTTCGGCGACGCCGAGCAGTGGATGACGACCGTGTCGATTTTGCGGGGCGGCATGGCCGCATCGTTGCGACCTCTTTAAGGCCGGTCATTGGAACGCCTTCCAAAGACTTTCCCGCGCGCCTGCGCAAGCGTGCAGCCCCCGGACGAGCAGTCCGGACGTGCTCTCACCACGGACCCCTCTTCATAGGAACCCGCAATGCCTCCCACGGTCAACCCGTCTTTCGCCGATCTCGCCCTGCGCTTCCACGAGCGCTACCACACCCAGATCACGCTGGCGGTTGCCCTCGTGCTCGCCCTCTTCGCCGGGCTGATGCTCTCGCGCGCGGCGCACGCCCAGGGCGCCGCCCCCACCGTCACGCTCACCGCGCAGCCCGATGCCGGCACCTCGCCGGTGTCGACGACGCTCACCTGGAGCTCGAGCGGCGCGACGAGCTGCTCGGCCTCGGGCGGCTGGAGCGGCGCGAAGGCGCTCACCGGCTCGGAGGTCGTGAGCGGCATCACCGCGACGACGGTCTACACGCTCTCCTGCGTGGGCGCGACGGGCTCGGCCCGGCTCACCTGGACCGCGCCGACGCAGCGCGTCGACAACACGCCGCTCACCAACCTCGCCGCGTACCGCGTCTATCTCGCGCAGACCGCGGCCGGTGTTGCCAGTGCCACGCCGCGCGTGGTCTATGCGCCGGCCTCGAGCTACGACGTGACCGGTCTCGCCGCCGGGACGTGGTTTTTCGGCGTCCGGGCCGTCGATTCGGCCGGCCTCGCGAGCGACCTGAGCAACGTGCCGACGAAGACCGTCAC